GATGTCGTCGGTGTAATATTGCGTCGTGCCAGCCCACTCACCTCGAGGAGTGAACCCTCGACCGTCTGCACCTGACGAACCAGTCGGGCCGCTCGGACCCGTTGGGCCAGTCGGACCCGTTGGACCAGTCGGACCAGTCGGACCAGTCGGACCAGTCGGACCCGTCGGACCCGTCGGACCCGTCACGCCGGAATCACCGCTTGTCACCCAATCATCCCATGATGCTGGCGTGGATGGTGGAATATCGTTTAGCGAATCGGCGAGCGCTAGGTAGACGTCACCTGAGTAGGTGACAACGTCGTCGGTATAATATTGCGTGGCGCCTGACCATTCACCTCGAGGCGTGAACCCTCGACCGTCTACACCTGACGAACCAGTCGGGCCGCTCGGACCCGTTGGGCCAGTCGGACCCGTTGGACCAGTCGGACCAGTCGGACCAGTCGGACCACTTGCGCCGCTCGGGCCAGTCGGGCCGCTCGGGCCAGTCGGGCCTGTTTCGCCCGTGATTGATTCCCCACTTTCCACCCATTTTTCCCAATACGCCGGAACATGCAATTCCGGCGGCTTGTTGGTACTAGCAACGGCTGATCGATACACATCGCCATTTCTCGTAACGATGTCGTCGACCTCGTAATCAGTTAACCCCGACCATTCGCCTCGAGGTGTAAACCCTCGACCGTCTGCACCTGACGAACCAGTCGGGCCTGTCGGGCCGCTCGCGCCGCTCGGGCCTGTCGGTCCGCTCGGGCCTGTGTCGCCGATCCCGCTTGCGCCCGTGTTCCCTGGCGATCCTTTCTCGGCTAGAATCTCCCAGTAATTTTCCCAATCGGGAGCAACTCGCGGTTCCTTGTTGGTTGATGTGTCAATCGCTCTAAACGTCTCGCCATTGTGCTCGATGCCATTGTGGGTCACGTACTCGTTGAATGGATTCCATCCACCGTTGATCCACTCCAAACAACAAGGTCCCGTTGCACCCGTTGCACCCGTTGGGCCTGTCGCGCCGGAAGGGCCACTCGGTCCATCCATGCCTGTGTCGCCCTTGGGTCCAACAAGAGAAATATCTATGACCTCTTCCGATTCATCGATCGGCTCAATCGGTTGCTCGAGCGCAATAGTCACTAGGCGGGTGACTGAAACTCCCGTTGCCCCTGTCGCGCCGGTCATGCCCGTCAAGCCTGTCGGGCCTGTCGGTCCCGTTGGACCGGCCGGCCCCGTTAGACCTGTATCACCTTGCCCGCCCGTCAAGCCTGTTGGGCCTGTCGGACCGGCCGGCCCCGTTAGACCTGTATCACCTTGCCCGCCCGTCAAGCCTGTTGGGCCTGTCGGACCCGTTGGTCCGGTCGGTCCCGTTAGGCCCGTATCACCTTGCCCACCTGTCAAGCCTGTCGGGCCTGTTGGGCCGGTCGGTCCCGTTAGACCTGTATCACCTTGCCCCCCTGTCGGGCCTGTCGGGCCTGTTTGGCCTGTTGGGCCATGAACCCCCGTATCGCCCTGGGACCCAACCCCAGGTATCCCGCTAGGTCCGGTCGGGCCTGTCGGACCCGTTAGACCTGTATCACCTTGCCCGCCAGATAGCCCGCTAGGTCCGGTCGGGCCGGTCGGCCCCGTGGCCCCCGTCACTCCCGTGGCCCCCGTCGGGCCGGTCGGACCTGTTGGGCCGGTCGGGCCGGTCGGACCTGTTGGGCCGGTCGGGCCGGTTGCTCCGCCGGGAGAACCGGGAACGCCGGTAGCGCCCGTGGCGCCTACTGCTGTCGGTAGTAAAGTGGGATCGACCCATTCGGTCGTGCGAATGCCTGTTGGACCACCCCCATCATCGGTTTTCAGGATTTGAATGCCTGCGCCGGGAGCTGGCAGCGTACCAACGCGGTCGCTGTAATATTCTATCCCATGTCGCTTGTAGGTAACGGCGATGCCATCCCCGTCTGGCTCAGCCGTTAGAATCTCCCAGGCGTATTTCCCATTCTCGCCGGGCGAGTCGGGGCCGTCGGCTCCCTCGGGTTTATGTTTCTGCAAGCCTCCCGGTGGGCTTGTGTTCCATTCGGGAGTGACTGCCGTGATGACTCCGTCGAAATCAGTGTCGGCGATTACCCAGAGTTGTTCCGTGCTGACGATCGAGCGGGCGGCGCCGGGATCGACCTCATGCCATGAGTTGCCATCCTCGTTAAGCTCACCGATGCCAACCTTAAGTTTCCCGCCCTTTTCAATGGTATAATCAAACCCACGCGAACGGCCGGCGAAAGGCTTTACCGTCGTGTTTGATTTTGATCCTTGGTAGCCTCCAATGGTTTCAGATACTGAATCCGGTTCAGCCTCGGACTTCTCCGCAGACGAAAAAGTCGTGCGCGGAAGCATGCGCGAAAGTCGCAAAGCCTCGACGAAATCTTGAGGCGACAAGTGTTCAGCCGGCCCAAAAGTCGCCGTTGTCCGGCCTTCAGCGATGTCTTGGTCTAATGTCTGAACTGGCGAAGCAGAAACCAAAGTTTCGGCGCCGTCCGTTAGGTCAATCCTTCCGCCAAGCGAATCAATCAACCCGCCCGTTTCGGTTTCAATGAAATTCAACTGACCCTCATAGCGAAGAACGCTCAACCCGTCATAGTATGCTTGAGCTAAACCCGACGGAGTCGACTCAGGCGGGCTCGACTCTATAACCTTTGAGTAAAGCTTGCTGATCGCATCAGTCCCGACGATCTCGACGCTGACCCGTAATGCCGGATATTTCTCGCCGTTAATCGTCACCGAATCGGTGAAGACAGCCCGACTTGCTGCGGTTTGGTCGGCCTTGTCGTAAGCGATGACGGCTGAAACAATCAACCGCGTGCTCTCAACGTTCATCCATTCCTCCAGGGAGCCGTCGATCAATTCTCTCGGATAATCGTCGGCCGATGCCGGTGGAGAAATCGGTGTGCCACTGATCGACTCAGGAGGATCGACTCGCTCGGCGAGAGCGATTGAATGATCACCGATGATCCAGTCCGCTTGGGGGAAATCCGATAACCAAGGAAGATGATCAATCCACCACGTTTCTAACTCTTGATTGGCACCTCCAGCGCTGGTTTGGGCCGTCGGTATCGTTTCAGTCGCAACCCGCTGTTTATGCGTTGACCGACTGGAACCGCGCAGAGGGATCGTGGCGACGATGGCGCCGGGTTCCCTGCCCGTTTTGTCGGTAGGATAAACCTCTCGTTCGGTCGTGGTATAGGTGGAACCGTCTAGGTTGTGGTCTTTTTCATATATGAACGAAACCGACGGTGGGACTAGATCATTGCGAGGGTTGAACGATGCGCCAACCAAATCACTGCTAACCAAATCAACCGACGTGGTCGCGCTTGGGACATCAATGGTCAACTGCGGCGGGCTTTGACTATAGTCCCAAGAAGAAACCGCGTTAGGATGCCAACGCAAAATGGATCGAACGACCTCGGCGCATGTTTGGTCACGGATGTCTACAGCCCAAACTTTCTGACCTGTGAGAACCGTACCGACCGAAAAGCGATCCACTCCGGTTTCCCCGCCGGCCTTGCTATACTGCAAACAGTAATTGAGGATGGCTTCAATCTGCGCGCCCGTCTTGATGAGCACTCCGCCCTCATCCATCCCCAATAAAACCCGAGAACGAAACTTCTGAGCCAGAACAGCTTCGGTCGTGCTCGCAGCAACGTCTAGTTCTTGCCAACCCTGCTGGTAAACTGTGTTTTCAAGAAACCACCACGGTCCCGAAATTTCAAACGTGCGTGACTCCTCTTGAGCCGTCCCTTGGCGTGGCCGCTTAGTCACTACGCCTTCGAACCATCGAACATTATTTCGATAAACGATGAGAGTGTCGCCATATTCCCATTGTTCAGTATCGCCCAGAATAGGGTCGGCCGTCGCTATCGTTTCCACGACATCTTCGCTGGCAATGGTTACCAAACCCGTTCCGGTTTCGACCTCGTCAACCGGGTCAGAAGGAACCGCGATGCTGACCACATCGGCGGCTAGACTAGCCAACCGTCTCGATGCGATAGTGGCCCCCCAATCCTCTACGCTGCGCCGATTGCCGTCTGTCGCGAGTCCCGGCCGATGCTCGATCTCCCAGAAAGCCATGCCCTATTTACGGTTATTTTTCACCTGTTCGCCAACTCTATCTAGTCCCGCTTTCAGCGCTGAAAGTTGATTGGCGACATTACCCAGAATGATCGGCAACCCATCAAGGCCATCCACCGTTTGCGCTAGCGCCGCAGCCGCCGAGCGAGTTTGCTCTAGCCCTTCCCTGGTCCGCTTCAGTTCAGCGGCGGCTGTAGATCCTCCCAAGGCGGCGGCTGAAATCGGTTCAGCCGCAGCGGCTCGAGTCGTGAAATCTGCATTTGAAAGAGATTCTCTCGCTCTCGCTTCGCCTTGCTGCGTTTTGATGGATTCAGCCTGACGCTGTATATTCGCCATCTCTCGGACGAAAAACAATTCATCGCGCAAGCCTTGCAACTCTCGCTGGTATTGCACCTGGCTGTTTGCAAGCGCTGATTGCAATTCATTCGCTCGGGCCATTTCAGTCGCTTTAGCCTCTTGCAACGCGGCCAGTTCCGCCTCTGCGCTTGCGCGCTTTTCGGGATCGCGAATGCTGGGGGCCACGCTGCGCTTAATGTCTTCCCGCTCGCCGATCAATTCTTCCCGCCTTTTGCGAGCGGCTCGGGATACAGTCCCCGCCGTGAGAGGATCATCCTTTAATCCAAAAGGAATGCTAGCCAACAATTGATCAATCTTTTCAATGTCCTTATTGATGCGGGCAACATTCGCTTGTCGAGCTGGTCCCAGAACCTCAAGCGCTTTTCGCAGCTTCTCAATTTCATTGGTTAGCCGATTCGCTTCCTGCTCACTCGCGCCGATCGCTGAAACCTGCGCCGCCCGCTCTCGCTCAACGCGCGAAATCCGCCCTTCTACTGCCTTTTCTTCGATTTTTCGCGAACGCTCGCCAGCCGCTTTCCGAGCGGCGCCTGACTTCTGCGCTTTGGCTACCTCGCTGAGCGAATCGTCCGTTTCGATTTCCAAGAGGCGCAGGTTCAACCGCGCCTTGTTCAAGGCCTGCTGGCGCTTGATGCTCTGCGCCACTCGCGCATCCACCCGGTCATAGGATGCTGCCAAGTTGTCGACAGTCTCGGCCGCTCGCTCGGCGCCATCTGCGATCGCTGCGTTCAGATCAGCTGTGGCGGCGGTGGCGGTGTCCGCAGCTTTTGCCATGCTATCGCCGGCCTTTTGCGCTAGCCTGGGGATTAACCCGAAAGCACTGGTGACTCCCTCGATGGCGACTCGAAGACCATTCAAAGTCACAGTGGCGGCAGACAGTGACGCCTTTACGAAAGGAGCGAGCGGCTTTGAAACCGCAGCCGTTAGCATCCGCCAGGAATCCGCCAGCGTGCTTGTTTTGCCAGAGATCGTCTTGGACCGGCGTTCCATCTCGCCGTCAAACCTCTGCAACGATGCCTCAAGGATTCCCCATGCCTCGGCCCCGCGCCCCCCTTCCTCATGAAGCTTGCGCAGCTCAAACGCAAGCTCCGGTGCCATTAAGCCAAGCTCTTGCATCCGCATGACGGATTCCCCGATCGTCCCTTGACCGCTGGTCAATGCAGCGTTGAGCCGGCCGACATGCAGCGCCACATTCTGGATCGTCATGTCGAGCGATTCGCCGGGGCGCTGCGCGATGGCGGCAGCGTTGCCGATCAAGCGCAGGGAGTCGGCGGCTCCCATCGCTCCGCCCGTCAGCGTTTCGAGTTGCCTCGAGGCAGTTGCTAGCCCGCCGATCGAAAGCGGCGTTTCAGCCGCGAAGTCTTGAATTTCTTTGAGACGCTTTTGCGCCGCCTCTGCTGATCCGAGCAGAGTGGTCAAGCTCGCCTCGATGTCTTCAGCTAGAGAAACATTGCCGATGCCAGTTTTGACGAGTTTGAAAAGTCCCGTCAACGCAGCCGTGACCGCGCCTATCTTCAAAACGGCGCCCGATGCGCCCTTTGTTATCCCCTGGAAAAAACCGCCTATGCGGGTTTCGCCAGGAACCTTATCGCCTAAACCCTTTAATTTGTTGGCCAGGCGATCGGCCCAACCTTCTGCCTCCTTCGCTTCCTTCTCGACGTTGTCGATCGCTTTGGCCGTTTTATCCAGACCAGACGTGTCCGCCTTCGTCTTAATATTGACGTTAACGTCTTTATTCGCCATCGGATCGAAAATTAGCTGACAGTGGCGAATGCGCCGCCGGTCACTTGTAAATTATGAAAGGTATAAGCGTGCTGCACACGCGCACGCCACGGGCGCAGAGTGGCGTTCGCTAGCGTGTGCTCATAAGCGTCTGCCTTCATCTGGATCGTGCAAGTGCCCTCGAGCTCTTGCAGTGACGCGGCGAACACTAAGAGCGAACGCTGCGCCTCTACAAAGTCCGCGTGCTGAGCCACGCGTGAAAAGGTCAAGGTGTGCGTAATCACACCTCTATCAAGTGTCTTTCCGTGTGTCGCCCGAATAGGGCGGATCACTTGAGCTAATGGACTAGCATCAAGGCTCGGTTCGGTTTCCATCAGATCGGTGTAGTCGATCAAGACCACTCCATCCAATGTCACCTTTAGAGTTGAACATAACAGTTCCACTATGGAGCATCGGTTTCACCCGTTAGAAAAAGCTCTTCAGCGATCCCGTGTTGAGGGCATTCTGAAAAACCTTGAAAACCAGAGGTGCTCGCAGCGCGTCATCTTCGCCGATAGAAACTGAACCATTCAAGCGCAGGCTAGCCCAGAACTCTGCACGACTCACATGCGTGTTGTTGTGGTCGTATTGATCGAGCCTGACCCATCCTTTCATGAAGCCGCTGGCTGACAAAGGAACGAAAGCGGCAGAAGGACCGGTCGGTCCGATCGTGTCGGAAAGCCACATCGCTTGCCAAACTGTCGGGTTGATTTCTCCAATCGTGAATCCAACCTCGAGATTCTGCTGGCTCGGGATTTCATCCGACGCTTGATAAACGCCGCCGGGGACTCCCCCCCCGACATCATCAATCGGGCAGCGAATCGAAATTGGCGATGCGTCGTTGGAGAAATCCACCTCTTGAATGCAACCGAGCTTGTAATCGGTCCAGTTGGTCGTCGGATCGTCGTCCGGTTTCGCGTCTGACGCGACCGTGACCGTGTCGATCAATGTTCCTTCCTTCAGAAAGAAGATGTGGTTTCCTAGTACTGCTGAGCGTCCCATAATATAAAGTGGTTTTTAGTTAGATTGAATGAGTGAAAAAAGATTTATTCTGCGGGTAGTGGCTCCAATTCGTTAAGCGAAGCGATCCGCTGGGCGTCGGTTGAAATTACCCAGCGCTCTTTGGCCTCAGTAGCCTCAGCGGCATTGGTGACAGCCTGGAGCGCGTAGCTCTCATGAGCACTGTCCAGCGTCTGAGCTAGACATGTCTCATAGCTGGTGAGCAACGCCCCTGCGGGAGTGATTGGCAGCGGATCGCCTGGTGGGTCCAGTGCGGCCCTGCGCTCATTTTCCTGATTGACGATGTATCGAGCTGCCTGACCATCTCGCTCAGCACTCGCCTCAGTTACATTTACTGTGAATGTCGGCATGGTTTTATATGTTTAAGTTCCAATGGCCGGGGTGCCCGCGTTGTTCCAAAGAATGCCGGGACCAGGATTGCTGGTTGGTAGGTTTTTAATATGGACATCTCTGCCGCTTCCGGTCCCTGCCGCCTCTGTGCCGATAACCAACACGTTAGTGTCCCAATACATCCCGCCACGTTCGTAGTTAGCCCCATCCTCAAGGTTATAGATGGAGAAACTCTGTGGGTTGGCACCGTTGTGCATGCCGATGTGGTTGGCGGCTACTCGACGAAAGAGGGCGTCTGGCGATCCCGCGTTTGTCGTGTTTGCCGAAAACCCCAAAAATCCGCCACTAACCACGCAGAACCCATACCCATTTACATTGGACGCAACCAATGGCCTTCCAATTCCCAACGCTCCGTTTGGGATGAATGCTACATGACGGTCGCCAGCCTCAACTCTCACCTGCCTGCCCGCTGTCGATTCATTGAGCAAAAGTGCCCCTTTCGTCACTCCATCCTCGCCAAACTCCGAGAGCGAGCCCTTGGCAAGCACGTTGCCGCTGAGATCTAGCGTCTGTCCGTAGAAGGTGCCAGCTCTCTGGCTTGTTTCGCCCAGGTCATAGCCTGCAACCACTGGGCGTAGGGTGGTTCCATTTTCCTCCCAGTTGGTTAAACCACCGCCACTATTAACCACGCTCAGTGGACTGCCTGCTGTTCCATTGCCCGACAGCGTTGCGTCGGTCTCAACCACCTGAGACCCCCAATCGTCGCCGCCTGAGAGCGACAGGTTGTTCATCGCGCCCCCATCGTTGTAAGCGAGGAATAAATCGCCGGTCGATGAATTCTTGTGGACTCCCCACTCGCCAGCGCCGTAATCACTGACGGTAGGGTCAGATGTTGTGCTGGTGAGTTGATTAAGTCGAGGGACGGCTACGCTAGTCGCTGAAGAATCTGAGAATAAAGTGGCTAGCGCCGCCCCTAACGGGTAACGAAACTCGGCCCCATCTGCCTCTAAGCCTAAAATAAATTGGCCTGCGGCTGGAGTCGAGTTTTCGATAGATTCGGTAAATAAAGTAAACATGGTCAATCAGCATTTAACGGGTCGCCGCTTTCATCGCTTAACAGTCTTCCACTGCGCTCGGCAGAAAGGCGCTGAGTAGTGACCGCCGGAAACTCAGGGATTTGCACTAGAATTTCACATTGAATCTCAACGGCATGCACCGGGGGCGCGGATTCTATTTGCGTCCACCGCGAAACGCGCAGGGTCCCCAACCCCCCTTCCAGCGATCCCACGTCAAAGACATCCAAATTATGCAAATACTGCATGATGGATTCTAAGACATCGTCGACCTCTCGAGCCCTAGTCGTTAATGGAGCATCTGGACTGCCTGAGCTCAATAGTGCAGGCGTCGCAAAAATAGTAACTGAGACTTGCGTGTTCTGCCTGGGACCCATCTTTAAGCGCTGATCCTCTTGGACATCTTCGCCGCTGGATAACCCAACCAAAACCGCAAGGCCTGCCGTTTTCTGCAATGCCACCTGGAGATGGTTGGACACGTCCCGGCCCCTGTATGCCAAGACATCGATGTCAGCCAAAGACGGCACGTTAGCCTCCAGCTTGGCAGCAATAGCACTGGTTAAGTCGAAAAGCTTGCCCATGACTAGAACGTCGCCCGTGTGCAACCACCGAACTGGCCGGCGCTGTTTGCATTGTTGACCACATCACAAGAGTGCGTGGTCGGTTGTTCTACTGCGAACTCGCAACGCGCGACTGCGCGCAGTAATTCCGTAGCGTCTTCGTAATCCTTGCGCCGGCCCTCGTCTTGAAGATGCGCCCCACCTCCAGGCAGGCGAAGGGAGAGGCGCCAGGAAATCAAAGTCAGCGCTGCACTATAAAGTTCGTCGGGGATCGTAGCCGCAGCGCCGAGCGTGTTGCGTTGGCAGGCCCCGACTCGGCCACGGATTTCCCCCACTACGCCGAGAATAGTGTCAGGGATCGGATCAGCCTGACCAGAGTCCAGATGCCATGTCTGGAAAGCATCGAACTCTGGACCGCTTAACCGTTCCTTGACATCATCGGCCGTGAGGGAAATCCACGCCATTGAAACCTACTAGACGAGGTTGATGCGAGACACAGCGGCGCTGTTCGTCACTTTGACGTCCTCGCTCCAGTCATATTTTGCGAACTCCACACGACCGTCTGGGCTCATGTAGGAGCCAGGAACCATCCACTGGCCTGCCAAGCGAAACGTCTTCATAAACGAGGGATCACGGCGGCTCGGGCTCGGATTGCGAGCGAAGACCAGAATGGAGTTGTCTAAAACGAAATTGATCGAATCAGCCTCGCCTGGGCCGTTCGCATCATACACCGTATATGTGACCCGCGCGTCGGGATTGCCCACCAGCAAGCCGCTGACATCATCAATGCCTGGGCTGATCATGCGCTGATTGCCGCGAATGCCGCCGTTGTAACGGTTCTTCACGCTGACATCATTTTTCCAGCTCTTGAACGCAGTGGCACCAAACACGATGCCAATATTCATGATCGAGCCGTACTTGGCCACTTTGGCCATGGCCAAAAGCTGATCGTCAAGGCCATCAACGAGATCGTCAGTCCCGAGCGTCAGATCGGTCCCGGCGCCGGCAGCGGCGAGAGCAGCATCCACAACAGTCTTTTCGTGTGACAAGGCGGCGACTTCAGCCACCGCACGCGCACCTTCCATCAGCATGTTTTCGAGCTGAGCCGTTTCGATGGCTTCCAGGTTATCAACCGGGAAATCCAAGGCATGCGGTTTGCAGTTATACGTCAGATCGGAAGCCTCGAAAGACAGTTGTGTAGCGGGGCCACCGATGGCCCTAGCAGTATCAGGAATGTGAAACCTGTTCTTTTCGGTGTAACTTTTGTATTGACCGACTGACGTGGCGACCTCGACGGGAGGTGCAATGAAATCGGCAACAGGGAGAATGGCCGATTGTGCGGCGCCCTGCGCGTATTCCCGCATGACGGGATTCGGGGAGATGGAATCGAGTTTGCCCATGATTATGAAACGTTAAAAGATTAGGTGGTGATGGTTCCGGCCAATGGGCGAACAAGAGCGGCACCGCTAGCGCCAGCGACCTCTTCGCAAATAGCCACGTTGATGTCACTGGCCCCGCCTCCGAGCGCGAACAGCCCGCCACCTCCAGCGGCGATTTTGACGAGCTTGCCCAGTGCGAGCGTTCCCGGCGTAGCGTCCAGGCGAACTCGGAATTGGCGCGAAGCATCCACCGGCAAAACGCTAGCGGTGTTGTCGTCCGTGTGAACCTCATCAACGATGAAATCGATTCGATCATCGTCTGCACATAGTGCCAAGTTGGCGTTGCCGTCGTCCCACTTAACACCTCGACCGGCGCCCGTGGTAGCGACTGCCACGACTCCAGCGGCAGCTGGAAGCCTAACTGGCCCTCCGATTTTTACTTCTGTTTGATATCCCATTTATATGTGATGGTGAATTGTTACTAGACAGACTCAGCAGCTGCGGCGCGCCATGCTCGGGAGAAGTCGAGTCCTTGGCTTTTCTGGATTTCAGCGGCACGGTTGCGGATCGCGCTTGCCTTGGCCTCCAAGACGTTGGTTTCGCTGTTGGGCGTGGCGGCTCCTCCGGCGGCGACGATGGGCTTTGAAATGCCGGGATTGATAGCCGCTTTGGCTTCCAACTGGCGAAGTGCCTCGGCGCCCTTTTCGACGATCAGATCAGACCAGAACTTTTGGCCTTCCTCGTCCTTGGCAGAAAGTCGGCCAGCCTGAACTGCGCGTTGGACTGCTTCGTCTGCTTTGCCCTGCTTGCTCGCGGCGATTTCTCGCAAAGCCTCGTCACGCGCCTTTTCGGTCGCCTTAAGCTTTGCCTCTGCGGCATTCAGTTCCTCGGTTTTGCGGGCGAAAGCCGCAGCGATTGCCGACACAGCGTCTTCGCTGGTCGCCTCCTCTTGGGTGATGGCGGAAGCTTCCACCAATTTGCTAAGGTCCATTATGACTTTATTTGTTTCGTTAGAGACCGCTTTTGCTGCGATCCGCTGAATTTCTCGAAATGCCGGCGAATTCACCAATCCGCCAATAGGGCGCAGAGGATCGAGCCCGACCGGTCGGCCCGAATCATCGGCTATAAACAGAGGCGAAAAATAGCTGTAATCTCGCCCCTCGATGGCCGAGCGACCAGCGCGAGTCCATTCTAGATCCAGCAAAACGCCTCGGCCTGCTTCATAGCGGAATTGACGAGGGATCGCGGCGGCTGGCCCATCGTCTCGATGATCGAAATCAACGATCGGCCGAACATTCTGTTCGTTCCTCGACTCTAGATCACGCTGCAACGCTTCCAGCGATTCGGGGCCAACCTCAACGTCTACAGTCTGCGGGCGCCCGTCAACGGTGGCGCTGATTGTCGTCCTTCCCTCGGGAAGGTAAACAATCGTCTCTGGGGCTGTCGCTATGGATTCGCCCGCTGCCGCAATGAGATGCATCTCTCATTAATAGCCCGCTGAGAACGAAAAAAATGGTCAACTTTGGGCACTGATTTTGTCGAGAATGCGCGCCCGATCTGCGATCCTGCCGGGTTGGCGGAATATCATCAAATTCTGCGGAAACCATCCAATCCATGAACGTTGAGATCTCACGAAATTGATAAGAGAAGCACTCTCCCCGATCGCTAAACGTAGCCCTCGAGCCTCGAGCTTTTCCGCCCAATACTCGCGACGCTGACAGTTAATGTGTCCGATGCCGCCTTGCCCAGGTCGAGCGGCAGAGAAAACTAGACGGCCGTTCACCAAAACCGCAGCCGCCAAATGATCCGCCAGTTGATCCGCATGCGCCTCGTCAATATGTTCGAAGACTTCCAGGCAAAGGACCAACCACGCCGGGGGGATTCTCAGCCGCGTGATGTCCCAACGATGGATTGGGAACCCTGCAAAATCGATGGAGGCTATGTCATAGCCATTTACGCAGCCCCTCGAAAGGTTGAGCCCGGTCGCGATCGCTTGCGCCCAATGGCCCGGTCCTGCGCCCACGTCGGCGATTGATGACACTGGCCAATTTTGCAGATTGATCCATTCTGACAATGCCTCCGCGCTTGAGGATTCTTCCTGAACCATGCGCTGCCAATCAAATCCCCCCATCAGGAACGCCGGCTTGAAATCTTTTCGATGAAATGGGCAAACCCCAACAGCGTCGGCGCAATCACTAGCCCGATGCTTTTCTGGACCTCATCAAAAGAGATATTATTGGCGAGCACCCACCACGGGACGACCAAAACCGCAGCGTGGATGATGTAAACTGGCCAAGACATCCACACACCTCGGCGCGAAATGGTTAAATCTGAGCTGGTAGAATCATTCCCTAGTTTCATCGCAAAGCGTTGGATAGTTGATCGATTATGGATTTCACAAACGGCGCCGCATAAACCTCGGGCGCAGGCATCGCCCCCGGCAGCGGTTTATGTTTGGTCGTTTCTTTCAGTGCATAGATGGCCTTGAATCCTCTGGAACTCCCTTTGTCCGCTTCAGCGAGAACCATTGATTTGCCTGGGCGAAAAAGTTTCTTGCCTGTCACTCGCTGATATTCCTTGGCAAATCGTCCCTTCGCCTCGGGCACGAGAGGGATGGTCAAATATTTCCACCGCTTAGCTCGAACAGTCCCGCCTCTGATCTTGAACCCTAAATAGGGCGCCTGATTTGTCAGCGTGGCTCCTCCAGCGCTGACCTTGGAAACGCCCCAACCGCGCACGATATTTGACCCGAAAACGCTCCCGCCGCCGCCGGGTCGAGTCGTTCGCCATTTCCCGGCCTCATCGAATGCCCTATGATATCGGCGTAACGCATTGAGCGATTCGCGAGCGGCGACGTTGTTGATTTTGCGTCGGTTGCCTGGACCGAGCGCTACCAGAGCACGGCGAATCGTGGGCGAGAGATCGTCCTTTACCGTGACTGAAAATTCTTTCATCTTGAAATCACTCGCTCGCCGGCACCTGCCAGCATGCCTGACCCTATCGCCTCTTCTAGCGCTCGCTGGAGGCTTTCGGTGTTCAGCTCACTGCGCATCTCTGGGATCGATAGAGCGACCGAATCAAGCGTTGCTATAAAGTCCGCATCCGAAATGCTCCCATCGAGTGCAGTTGCCACCAATCGTCGAAAAGTCGGGCGAACCCCCGCCAGAAAAACGGCCGCTTCGCCAGAAACGGATTCCATCACCGCATCGGTCAATTGATCAACAACCGGCCGGTTCATGACCATCCTCCCCCCGCTCGCTTGTTGCGCCTCGACCGCAGCAGGCTCGGCCTCAGGCTCGGGTGTGGGAGGCGCAATAGAAAAAAGCTCTTCACCCTCTTCTGGCTCCGGCACATTATGACGGCCATAAAGCCAGGATTTTGCGACTGGCAGTTTCATGCGCGCTAACAAGATTTCGTCACGTTCAGCCAAGGCTTTTTCATCCGAAATCTCAGGCCAATTCAATTTAAACCTGGGGAGCTCTAGACCATTCTCAGGGAGCAGTGCGGGGATGAGCTGGCTATTTAGAACGCGCAACGCCCAATTCGCCACAGAATTGATCGCATCCTTGCGAACGCTTGCATGGACATCGCCTAACGCCCTCGAGCCACTGTCAGCCACGTCGGTCGTTAGTGATTGACCCAGGATCGCGATGTCTACCTGTCTGTCGGCCATCTCAATCAACGCTTTCTGCGGAAGATCACCGGCCGATTTGCTCGATTCTTTAACGTCGAGAGTCGTCCCCTCGGGGAATGCGCCCCAACCCAACAGCCCCATCGTGTCGAGCATTTCAGAAACTGCATTCATCGCGCAGTCATCCCCATTAGGATAGGTAGCCCAACGAATCGGCGTTCCAAACGTCTGCGCAAACTCCAACATCCATTTAAGCCCGAAATGCGATGCCATCCACCATTGAACCAATGAGCGAAGAGGCGCCGACACTGACGCATGACCTAGATGCCCGGAATTGATGCCGACCACGAACCGGCCGGGATAGTTAGAGAAATCTTCCAGGTGCCCGTTGTAGTGCCCCGACGGGTTGAGCATCAAGCGATCTTCTGACCGTTGATCTCTAGGGTACGAATAATACCTAGAATCGAGGACGCGAAACGCTCTCGGCGATTCATTGGGGTGATAATAAATCTCTGAAACCGAATGCCCGGCGTAGTAACCGTGTGTCATTCGCTCCAACAGCCCCTCGAAATCGCACTCATGCGATCTTGTAGGATCGGGAGTCAAACTCGCCAGAGCATCCTCCACGCTCGCAGCGGCTTCTGTCGCCGAATCTGCGGCATCCTCGCCACGCAACGAAAACGGCTCGAGCGTCAATGGCGCGGACGCCACGGCGCCGGCCACTTCGTTGATGCACTTCTGCAACCTTGGCCATGTGTCCATCATGGCCAGGAACACAAGCCCCTGATCCCTCAAATCCCCATTGATCGCACTTTGAAGGATGGACTCTACCGAATGCGGGGCCATCGTTCGATTGATCAAATGCTGTAACCTATCCCATGCGGTGGGATTGATTACAGGCGCGGAAATTCGGGTAGGGGCTTGCGTGTCCATTTGTTCTATTCCTCGTTAGGATCGGCCGATGGCGTGGCTTCTTGCAGCGCGACGCCGTGCTGCGACAACTTCGCAGCAAGCGGGAAGATCGCTTGCATCGATTTGAGCCCACCGACCTGCTGGTCTTTGCTCATGAGATCCAAAGCCGCCAATAGGTTTTGAGTCTCGGTTGCGTTTAGTTCAATCGTTGGATTTTCCATTTTGTTTTTCAGTGTCCGCCATTGGGTTTGGTTTGGCGAAAATTCTAGCTGTGTCTTGATGGGGAGAGCACGGGCGATGACCGCACTTCAACTCTTTCAAGGTCCGGTTGTAATCCTTCAGCCATTCTTGCACGCCGGCGCCTGAATTCCACGGGCTATTTGCGTAAGAACGTTTCCACTCCAGAAGCTCATCGGTTTTTTCATGGACATGGTCGAGCCCATCTTGGACCTTCTGGGCCGCTTTGGCGTTGTTGAGAACCAGATCATAAATCCGTTCTCCTCCTGTCTTGTGAACATTGTTCACGGCATCGTTTACCTCCCGAGTCGTGCGGTGGGATCGAAATGAAAAATATGAAGTCACTATTACCCCTAACAAGGTGAACAGACTGACCACTATTTGAGTCAAATCGATCTCAGCAAGCATAGAGACTATTCCTCAGGCTCAGGCTCAAGCTCAGGTTCAGGCGTTGCAGCCTTGGCCTCCTCGTAGGCTTCCAGCGCTGGAATGGCAGCGATGATGGCAGCGTATGCAGTTGCAACCTCTGGGACATTCGCCGCAGCGTCCGACAGGTCGTTAGTTGAAATTCGCTTGATGAATTTGGGATTACCGTCGGAGTCGGTGAGCACCTCCCCGCTGGCTGCATCGTAGGCGGCAACATTGATACGCACCAAGCCCTTGTCGGACGGAGTAGGCGCGTTGATGGTGATCCGAGAAAACCATGCGCTGGCGAATTCCTTCGCCGGTTGGGCTTCTCGGTTAACTGGTGTATCTAGTGGTACTGGCATAATTATCCGAGTTTTGCGACTGAGAGACAAGCATCCTCAACCGTTATGTTTGCAGTAGCCGATTCGTTTTGAAACCAAACCTCGACGGTATCAGTAGCCGCAAGCGTGGCTATAGCTAAGTGGCTGGCACTCCCAACGCTCCCCCCTGTCCCAAGTTTTCTGGTCATCCGAGATCCAAGCTGGGTGGTCTTGTTGTTTATGAAAAAGGCCGCTGAAATTGTATCAGCAGATCCGCCAGAAAAAGAGACTGAGAAACTAATCAGGTAAGTGCCTGCCTCATCGATTGTTATGTGGTCCTGGGTGTGGTCGGGGGTAGTACCGTTGCTGGGGCCGTTCGTATCGAATACGAGAAGTTGAGCAGCATTCGCGCCGAAAGCTGTGTCTGTCCCCGAAATCGTGATGTCTGTCGAGTTGCTTTCGACCTCTAAAGATCCGTAGGAATTTAGGATTTCGCCGTCTAACGCAATATCTCCGCTGACGTCCAAAGCAGCCGCTGGACTCGCAGTCCCAATGCCGACGTTTCCGCTGGAGGTATCAACAGCGAAAACAGTCTGATTAGCGACGTTGCGAATTCGCAACAGCGCATCGGTGTCCTCTGGCTCAATAAATAAATCGCCACCTAGCATTTGAAACCACCAGACATCATCTGCTTGGTCCGTCTCTTTGAAAAATAGACGAGGCTCGGAATCGGCGATCTGAATATCACCAGACACGTCTAGTGCGAATTCAGGACTCGTAGTCCCGATGCCGACGTAGCCGCTGGAGTCGATGCGTATTGCCTCTGCCGCGCCCCCGTAAAGAGTCGTAAACGAGCTAACTGTACTCCCACCTAACCGTAGCTCGGCAGAGCCCCCACCTGGGCGAATTTCAAAAACGGCGTTCTCTGTCGCTCCGGAATAGCCCACATACGATGTCACAGCTCCGTCCGTGGCGCGTCTAAATGCGATGGCTCCCGATTGGCCCGTATCTCCTAACGTAAGTTGTCTAAAATTCCCCTTAAGGTCTAACAGGGACGCAGGCGACGTAGTCCCAATGCCGACGTTGCCAAATAGATGCGTTTCCGTCAGCGCATTGTCACCCAGCTCGATCGTCGAACCGTCATTGGTCAATGATGTGTTGCCATCCAACACCAACGGCGAACCGATCGAGAAATCCCCCGACGTGCTCAGGTTGCCATCAAGGTCGACGGTGAATTTGTCCACGCCGCCGACTGCCAGTCGCATGAGCAATGAACCGGCCCCGCTCGCTGTGTTCGTTACATCTAAATCAATCCCCCGAAAATCCGTCAGCGATTGCGCCCAGGTCGGTCGAATCATGGTCGCAAAATCGGAAGCGATATTCTGCGCCGTAGCACGGAGCTCTCCATTGCTCGATGCATTGTGCCCGACGAAATAGTCCCCCGCCACGATCGAAGAGACTAAATTGAAATCGATGAACTTGACCATCCCTCTTTATAACCCGCAAACCGCCGGCTGAAACAGATAATTGTGGGCACTAAAACCTGTATCGTTGGGCCTGGAAAAGCGGTTTCGGCGATTTGATCTGTCGGGCCTGCGTCGCCGAAATGGCACCCGTTGGGCTTCTCGCCGCCCAAACCGCCAACGCCAGCGCGCAAGCCTCATCCGCGTGCCCGTCCGCAGTGTGCGCTGCCACATAGCGGATCGTTCCTCCTTGGGAAACCGTTTTTTGGACGCTCGCGAGGCTTTTGCGGATTTTCTCATTCCTTGGGATAAGGACCGCTCGGCGCTGCATGGCATCCTTCAGGGCCGGGAAAAGCTTCCCTTTGAACTCAGCCGTCAGCTTGCACGCATCCACTCGGCCTTCCCCATATTTCATGGTCAATCGCTCGGCCGTTTCCTCGCCGATCCCGGTGGCATCGATCGCGAACCGACTCGACCGGATGATCCGGTCCCCGAAAATCTTTTGTTGCGTCGAGAAATCAACCCGCTCCATCGTGACGACTTCCTCGGTGACTAGCGGTCCGTCTGGATCGCGCGTGTCCCTATTCAATAGCCAGGAACACGATAGATCCCGATGCCGGCCGATGTCGCCTCCACCATATCGGATGATATGTTCCTTCCTCGGTAATGCGCTTTCGACCGTAGCCCGATCGTCGGTGCAATGCTCGATGAGTTCATAAGGGAAAAGCTGTGTGGCTTCCTCGAGGAACTCACACTCGTATTCTTGAGCCCATCCATCAGGGTCGTCCAATGCAGTGCGCAATTCCTCTACGTTTAGATCCAACCCGGCCTTTACCGCATCATAAACGTCGATCTTGTGACGTGACCACGGCCCACCCTTGACCATTCCTTCGCCACTCCATAACCGATAAAACAGATTGTTCTTCCCGGCTGGCGTTGATATGATGCGCACCTTCAAATCTCCTTTCAGCGGGTTTGTGATGATCGGGAAAACCGCTCTCCAGAGCTCGTCTGGTTGCTCATGGAAAGCCGCCTCATCGAGGATGACAGAACGGCTATAGCCTCGAGCAGTTGCCGGATTGCTTGGCAGACCAGTTATGCGGGCGCCGTTCCAAAGTTTAACTTCTGAAACTTTAACGTCTGGTCGCGCCACCTCGAGCCCTTCCGAATACATTAAGGCAACGTTACCTACCTTTGAGATGAACTCTTTTGCTTGTCGTTCGCCGGCAGAAAAAATCAGCCAATCGTTGCCGGTCAAGCTTGCATCATGGACGCACTCAAATGCGCACCCTAACGACTTGCCAACTTGGCGAGACATTAAACCGATCTTGAACCGAGCTGGATCGTTGACCCAAGCCCGCTGATACGGCAAGAGCAGGTCTAACGGGGACGCGTCCTCTTTCAAAGATTAGATTTCCAGCGTTCCAATCGTTTCTTGGGATCTTCAGTCACTTGCACAACATTGTTGGTCTGCTGTATCAACGCCGGTTCGCTTTGGCCTAGCAACTGTTTGCCTAGCCAGATCAACATTGTTCGATCTCCATGCATAGCTAACTCGACCTGTTTTTTCCGAATCACTCTTTTCAAATGATCTCGCCCTTTTGCAACAGTGTCCGCAAAACGGCGCCGGATCGTGTCACCATTGACGTCAAAGAAACTGCCGATCTCTTCGTAGGTACAGCCAAACTGGCTGAGCTTGTAAACTTGCTCTTCATCTACCACGGCCAACGGTCGGCCAGTCTTGACCTTTTCAGTAGTTTCCTTTCGCGCTTTCGCAGGAACCGGCTTTTTAGCTGCTGGCATTTGATTTCGGGGGCTTGATGTAGTCGCGTTTTCGTGGCGTTTTCACGCCCAATTCTTTGGCCAACTGTGCGCGTAAATCAGGATCGATCCCGTTTAGCGATGCTCTCAAATTATCATTAAACGACGGTGTTTTCTTTGGAGGAGAGACGTTTGTGCTTTCCTTGATCAGCCCGACTTGAATGGCTTCCTCCCGGCTCACGTCCTCCTGACCCATGTTTGAGTTGAATCCGTAGGGCTCGTAGGGCGTTTCGAAACCGCCGATCTCTTCTGCGTTCTGATACAATGCCCAATACTCATTATCGGTTTTTAACCGTATATCGCCCTCGTGACGCGCATGCCTGGGTCGATAGGTTTTAGACCCAGGATAACGGATGAACCGAGCGGCCGGCCACGCCTCCAGAATCTCTGGATCGAGTCCTTGCTTATACCAGCCATACCCGACTGATTGCCGGGTTTGCGTGTCGAAAATGAGGCGCAGGCGCGCCTCCGATCGGATGTCGGTGATGTCTGTTTGATCAACCGCATCGGCCGGGATGCCGATCGGGCCAAGTCCTTCGCGGATCGCAAATTCTGCCATCTCATTGACGAACCGTGCTCGACCGTCCGCTCGCAACGCAATTCCCCGGGGTGTGTTCTCCGTTTCATGCTCGATGAAATCAAGCAGGAATTTCCGCGCGCGAGCGAGAAACCGCGTGGATTCGACCTGAGCCGAGAAAAACGCGCGATCTTTGACCACCTGGGCTTCCTTGCTCCATTCTGAGGCCGTTCGTTTGCTCCCCTGGGGCAAACGCCTTCGCAGAACATCGATGGCCTCTCGCCAAGGTAAGGGCCGCTCAATCATTGGTTCGTTTGCTCGGGACTGGCGGGTGAGTGGCGCCGATATTGTTGGATGCCGGATGATTTGGCAAGAGCTGGAGTTTCGCCGCGAACCGATCGAGCAATAGAGCTCGAGCTTGAGCCTCGCCGGGATCGCTAGTGCCTAGACTCATTTCGATGCGGGAACAGGCCAACTGATGACCAGCAACCGAATGCAACGACCTGCGATAGGTTAAACGGTTCCCACGCCCTCCGTTCGATCGGCGAATGACTCCCATTATGGGAAATATGGCCCATTCTATCGGTGAGGCAAGATCGTTTTTTCATGGCTACCGGCCCTATTTGAAAGAGGGGGGGGGCACCCCCCCCCTCTTTACTTTGTTCTTCCCGTGTCCTTTCTCGAAAGAACGGGACGCTACCGGCCCCTTCTATTTCGCGCAAAGATGCAGCGAAAGCGGCGGGGGGATGCCAGGGATGCCGGGGATGCCGGTTTGCCTTGAGTGACAGATGACACTTCCTCCCTACCCTTGTCTGTACAACACACTTATTCCCTTATAATAACCATATATACTTAATATATATATATATATATATCCACCATCTACAAAGGCTGATATCAAGTGTCATAGTGTCACCTAATAAAGTAATCCGCTGATCATCAACGAGTTAAGCCGTGACACTTAGCAAAAAGCCATCTGACTC